GGAGATTCTATTAATGTCATTTAGTGCAGATAAATTAAAGTCGATTGTATTTAGTCCTGCATACAGAGGATTTGCTCTTGGTAATAAGTATGATGTAATAATCACACCAAGAAATCCTGCTTCATTGACAGGAGTTATTACGAGTGAATTAAGAGATTTGAGATTCTTGTGTGACCAAGTTGCATTACCGATAAGAAGTTTGGCAACAGTTGATAGTAACATATATGGTGCACCAACAAAGCTACCTTATCAGTCAACATACACAGAAGCATCTTTGTCGTTTTACCTTACTGAAAGTATGCAACAAAAGAAATTGTTTGATGCTTGGCAAGAGGTCATCATAAACGCTAGAACTGGTAATGTAGGATTCTTTAACGACTACAGTTGTTCAGTTACCATAAGTAAATATTCAAACAATGTTGATAATCCAGATGGAAATACTGCCGATTATGCAGTAAGATTATTAGATGCATGGCCATCCATAGTTGGAGAGGTCCAGTTGAGTCATTCTGCAGGGAATGAAGTTTTAAAATTACCTGTCACCTTCATGTATAGGAGATGGGAAACTGTTATTTGATAGGAGATTATAATGCCGTTACCAAAGTTGAATACAACATTACATACTTTAAAATTACCATCTACTGGAAAGGAAATACAATTTAGGCCGTTCCTAGTAAAAGAAGAAAAAATTCTTATGATGGCTATGGAAAGTGGTGAAACCAATGACATGATAAATTCTTTGAGACAAATCATTGATTCCTGTGTAGAAGGAGAATTAAATGTAAGTGAACTTCCAATGTTTGATATTGAGTATATTTTTCTACAACTCAGAGCAAGGTCTGTGGGTGAAGAGATAGAATTAAATTACAATTTAGAAAATGACCCTTGTGACAAATTGATGAATGCTAACTGTTCGTATTATGTCAAACTGAAGGTAGATGAAATACAAGTGGAAAAAGACAAGAATCACAAAGATTTGATTGACATTACAGATAAAATCAAAGTCAAAATGAAATATCCAAAGATTGAAGAAAGTTCAAGATTTGCAGGATTACAAGGTAAAGAGTTAGTTGATAAAACATTTGAGATGGTGGGAAATTCAATAGAATACATTATGGATGGTGAAGAAATGCATCAGACAAAAGACTATACACAAGCTGAAAAAGATGAATTTGTACAATCCCTGTCTTCAGGACAGTTTAGAGAAATTCAAAACTTTTTCAATACCATGCCAAAACTAAGTAAAAAAGTTGTTGGAGAATGTCAAAGTTGTGGAAAAAAGAATGAAAGAGTATTAGAGGGAATGGCATCTTTTTTCGTATAGGGCTGAGTCATGACTCCTTGGCGAATCATTACACTACAAACTTCGCCATGATTCAGCACCATAAATGGAGTCTAACAGAGTTAGACAATATGATACCATTTGAAAGAGCAATCTATGTCGAGATGTTACAGGCATGGATTAAAGAAGAGAATGAGAGAATTGAACAACAAAATCAACAAAGAGGTTATTGATGGCTGAAGATTCTAAAATCACTAATGTAAATGACATCGCCGATAGTATTGGGTCTACTGTAGGAAATAGATTTGATTCTGCATTTCGTGGATTTCAGAAACAACAAGCAGAAATTGCATCGACTCAAAAGGTATTAGGATTAGAAAGAGCCAGAGAAGAAGCTGTTAGACAAAATCAGTTACTAGAAGCTCTGAAGAACATCAAACTAGAAATGCCAGAGATAGAAAAAGCTGATTCATCAAGTTTTCTTGGTAGTATTCTAACAGCACTTGGGTTGGTTGGTGCTGGTGCTGCAGGACTGGCAGTTGGTCTTGCTGCTGGTTGGACTGCATATGTTGCCGATTTAATCAGAGATATTGGAAAAGTCGTAACCAAATTTCTTGACACCATCAAACCAAAATTTATTGATGACCTCATAGCAGCATTCAAAATGGATGGAGTAGTAGGTAAAAAATTTCAAGCTGCAATAGACCTCCTAACCCCCAAATTCATAGATGACATAGCAGCTGCATTTAAAGCAGAGGGAACGATTGGTGCAAAATTTAAAAAGGCTATTGATGCTATAACTCCAAAATTTATAGATGACATCTTCAAAGCATTTACTGGTGATGGTAGGATTGCAACCAAATTTAAAACAGCAATAGATAATCTGAAACCTCAATTCATTGATGACATCTTCAAGGCCTTCAGTGCTGAGGGTAGAATTGGGATGTTATTTAAAACAGCAGTCGATACTCTAAAACCTCAATTCATAGACGATATTGTTGCAGCATTCAAAGTAGAAGGTACTGTAGGTGCCAAATTCAAAGCAGCACTTGATGCAATCACACCAAAATTTATAGACGATATTGTTGCAGCATTTGGTAAAGATGGTAAGGTTGGTCAGATTCTAACAAAAGTAAAGAACTTCTTTGTGGGTGAAACCAATGTATTCAAGACTATCGGAACTGCTGTAGATGGTGCAATGGAAACCTTAAAAGGATTCACAGGAGCAATTTTTGATAAGATAGCATCACCTTTCAGATGGTTGAAAGCAAATACGACAACTGGTTCAGTCATAGGCGATATGATTGATGGTGTGATGGATTTGTTCAAAGGAGCATCTGGAAAAGAGGGTGGATTCCTGACTAGAGTTTTTGATGGGATAAAGAGTGTATTTTCATCTTTGAAAAATATTGGTTCAACTCTCATGGCACCCTTTGATGCAATTAAAGGTGTATTTGGAACTGTAACTGAAAAGGGTGGTGGGATATTAGATACTATTATGAAGTTCTTGAATCCATTCAAGTCTGTATTCCAAACTATGGCCAGGCTTGGGAAAGTTATAGCGGCACCACTAACAATTATTATGGGTCTTCTTGATGCTGGTTTTGAGACAAAAGATGCAGTGGAAAAAAGTGAGGGTTTCTTTGCAACATTATTGAATGGGATACTTGGAGCAATAGGTGGATTTATTGATGGTGCAGTATTTCAAGTAGCAGATTTTCTTAAAGATGGAGTTTCTGCAGTTGTTGGATTTTTAGGATTTGAAGAAGTAGAAACTGCACTGGATAGTTTTTCTTTTTCTGAAAAATTCAATGAATTTTTAGATGATATTTATGCATTTGTGAACGAAATATTTAATATTGATGTTGATGCTTTGGCAAAGTCTGTGATACCAGAAAGTATCTATAACTTTTTATTCGGCGATAAAGCAGAACAAATAAAAGAATTAGAGGATGAAATTGCAGAGGTAGAAAAGAAAAAATTATCTAAAGGTGTATTGGGAATTGGTGAATATACTGAAGAAGATAGAGCAAAAGAACTTGCAGAATTAACGGCAGCATTAAAAGAATTAAAACAACCTGTTCAGGTTCCAGTGCAAGGTTCTGGTCAATTTGGAAATATAGTAGATAAAACAGGTTTATATATGCTTCATGGTTCAGAAAATAAACCTGAATTTATATTAGATAATCAAGCAGCTAATGTATTCATGAAGGCAGCAACTCTATTGACTAATTCACAAGCATTAGAACAAGCAAGGATGGGAAATGGGTCACCTGTCATAATAAATAATGTTGACAACAGCCAAAGAAATCCTGTTGTCTCAAATCAAGCAACTCAGATTAAAGTACCAGATAATCCAAGACCAAGTGACCCAACTATGTTAGCAGTTCAAGGTTCCCAAATGTTTAATTAGGCCTCTTCTGCCAATTTCTGAAAATAACCAAGGTCATCATCATCGGATGTTGTTTCCTCAGCAGCAGGTTTAGGTGGTGGTGTATAAGGTTGTCCACCATCAAACGGAACCTCTTCTGTATTTGGTGTAGGAGTTGAAGTTGCTCCCAAACCAAGTACGCGGTCCAGTTTAGTTTTCAATTCATCAAATGTCTTGAACTTGTCTGGACTCACTAACTCTTTTAGTGAGGTTTGAGAGTTCCAAATTTCCTCAAGTCTTTCATCGTCATCAAGAAGAGCAGAGGGAGCCTCAAACTCTGACTTGTCGTAGTTGGAATAACCTTCTACTTTACGAATCTTCATCTTGAAGTTTGCACCTTCCCAGAGGTCAAAAGGATTTACTGGTGACTCATCCTCAAACTCAGGATTCATGAGGTCATTAATCTTATCAAAGATTTTCTTACCATAACG